AGCCAAGGCCGTGACCAGCAAGAGCGAACAGATCCTCGCGGCCATCGCCACAGCCCTGGCCCCCACGGCTGGCATCAGCTCACGGGTGTTTCGGGATCGCTGGGAAGCAGTGGCCCGCAATGAAATGCCTTGCATCGTGATTGAGCCGCTCAGCGAAAACGACGAGGTGCCCACGGTGGGACCGATCAACACCGACCTGGTGGTGAGCATTGATGTGCTGATCAGCGGCGAACCGCTCAGCACCCTGGCCGACCCGATCCGAGTGGACATGCATAGCCGCCTGATTGCGGCCACCTTTGCCGGCCTGGGCGTAATCCACGTCTACCCCCAGAGTCGGGAATGGCAGGCCCAGTCTGGCGAGATCGGGATCCTGAGCAGTTCCTACGCTGTGCGGTATCGCAGCTCGCTCAGCGATCTGACGGCATGACCGCCAAACCGCTCCCGCCCAGGCCCACCACTGCCGGCACCTTCCTGCTGGTGGATGGGGAATGGGTCAACCAATTCCCCACTCAATCCCCCGAGGTAGAGACCAATGGCAACGACCCGGCGCCAGATTTTGATGGTCCGAAAGGAAACGAGCTACGCGGAGGCGGGCAGCGCAACCGGAACTAATGCCCTGCTGGTGCTGAATCCGCAGATCACCCCGCTTGATGGTGATCTGCTGGAGCGCGAGATCATCGATAGCAGCTTTGGCCGGGTGCGCTCGCGCATCATCGCGATGCGCAAGATGGGGCTGCAGTTTGACGTTGAAGCCGCAGGCTCCGGCACCGCTGGCACCGCACCGAAGTACGACCCGCTGCTTCTGTCGTGCGGCTTTAACTCCACCGTTGTGGCCAGCACGTCGGTGACCTACGCCCCGATCAGCACCACGCCCGACAGCTGCGAGCTCTATCACAACTGGGACGGCAACAAGCACCAGGGCCTGGGCGCACGGGGCACGTTCGATCTGGCGTTTGAGGCCGGCCAAATCCCGAAGTTCAGCTTCACCATGACCGGCATTTATCAAGCCCCCACAGACGTGGCCTTTCCGACCCCCACCTACAGCAACCAGGCCGCGCCGGTGGCGTTCGATTCCACCAACACCGCCACGGTGACGGTGGCAAGCCTGTCGGCTTGCGTGGCGGCGTTCAACCTGTCGCTGGGCAACCAGGCTGAGTTCTTTGATCACGCCGGCTGCACCAAGCAGGTGCGCATCAACGATCGCATGGTGGAGGGTTCCATCACCATCGAGCGGCCTGACGCTCTGAGCACCAAAGATTTTTACGCGCTCGCCATCGCCGGAACCACCGGCGGGATCAGCTTCACCCATGGCACCGTCGCCGGGAACCGCCTGGCGGTGAGCCTGCCCACGGTGAACTTCGGCCCACCCAAGCCCGCCGACATCCGCGGCATCGCCGGCCTGGAGATCCCCTTCGTGGCGCTCCACACCGCCGGCAGCAGCGACGAGCTGAGCCTGGCCTTCACCTGAACCCAGCGGCTCAGGCTGGCGATTCTGATCACCCACATCACCCCGCACCATGGGATTCAAGCTCTCCACCGCCACCAGTTACCCCTGGCCCGTAGCCGGCAGGGTGGCTGACACTCGCTTCACGTTTACCGCTCAATTCGCCTTCCTGGATCAGGAGCGCATCGATTACCTGCTGGTGGCATCTGCCAAGCGGGCGGCGTTGCTGAGGCGTGGCGAGGACGACCCAGAGCTGGAAGGCATCACATCCAGGGCAATCGCCGCCGAGGTGCTGGTGGGCTGGTCTGGTGTGACTGATGACAATGACGAGTCCGTTGAGTTCAGCGCTGCAGCGGCTGACAAGTTCCTGAGGATTCAAGGCGTGGCCCGGGCGGTGGCTGACGCTTGGGGCGAAAGCCTGGAGGGAGCCAGGGCGGGAAACTCCAAGGCGCCGCGCGGCATTGGCTGAGCGGCGCTGGCAGCACGGATGACCTGCAGGAATCGGCAGCGGCCTGGGGCCTGGAGCTGCCGCAAGAGCTGACCGAGCCAAAACATTTTGAGGTGTGGCCGGAGAACTGGGAAGCGGTGCGCCTGTTCATCCGCTGCCAAACGCAATGGCGCACCGACAACGGCCACCGCACGGGCCTGATCTATTCCGAGCTGCTCGCCATGGGTAGCCTTTATCAGGTCGACAACCTGAGCCAGGTCGTGGAGGACGTGCAGGTGATCGAAGCCGAGATCCTGATTCAAGGAGCGAAGCGCTGATGGCCGCCAACATGGACGCGCTGCTCAGGATCGCCACTCGCGTCACGGGCGCCGAGCAGGTGACGGCGCTGCAGGGAAAGTTCAAACAAGTCGAAGGCGCTGCTCACTCGCTCACCAGCAGGATTGGCCCGCTCGGTGGTGCGCTGGGTGCATTGGCACCCGTGGCCACTGTGGGCGGCCTGGCGGCATTGGTGGGCAAGACGATTGAAGCCGGCGATGCGCTCAACGACATGAGCCAGCGCACCGGTGTAAGCGTCGAGGCCCTGGCGAAGTTCAAAAAAGCAGCAGCCACCAGCGGCACCGATATTGATGCCGTAGCCAGCAGCCTGGTCAAGCTGAGCAAAGGCCTGTTCAACATTGGCGGCAAGGGCGACAAGGTGGGCCCGGCCCTGGAGCGATTGGGCATCAGCGCCAAGGATGCCGCTGGCAATCTCAAGACCGCTGATCAGATCACGCTCGAGGTGGCCAACGCTTTTAAGGCCATGCCCAATGGCGTCGAGAAGACCGCCACGGCTCTGGATCTGTTTGGCAAAGCCGGGGCCAACATGATCCCGATGCTGAACGAAGGCGGCACGGCCATCGAAGCGCTAAGCGTGAAAATGACCGGCGCTTTTGCCAAAAAAGCCGACGAGTACAACGACAAACTGGCAGCGCTCGGCGGCAAGGTTGGTGGCCTGGCGGCTGGCATCACCGTGGCCCTGTTGCCGGCGCTCGATGCCGTGGCGACCGTGCTCACAGTGGTGATCGACGGCTTCAGCAAGCTGCCCGGGCCGATCCAGGCCATCGTGGGCGGCCTGGCCTTGCTGGCAATCAGCTTCACCGTGCTGGCCCCGATCGTGGCCAGCGTGGTCACGGTGCTGGGTGCATTTCAGGGCTTGGCGATCGGCGCCACCATCGCCGGCTGGCTTGGCGCACTGGGGCCGCTGGCTGCGGGGCTGGCCACCTTTGCCACCGCCATTGTTGGCTGGCCGCTGCTGATCGGTGCGGCCTTGGTGGCCGTTGGCGTGCTGATCTACGCCTTCCGGGATGACATCGGCAAGGTGATCGCCGCGATCGGCAAGGCCATTTATGGCGCCGTGGAGACGGTCAACAAGACCATCCAGACCGGCATCCGTGCTGTCTTGGGCTGGCTGCAATCCGCAATCGGCAACGTGGCCGGTGCACTGGTTGCGCCGTTTGAAGCCGCTGCCGGCGCCATCAAAAACGTGTTGCGCAGCGTGCTCCAGTTCGGCGCGAACGTGATCAACGGCTTCCTGGGCGCCGTGAACCAGATGATCAACGCGGTGAACAGCGTGGCCGCTCGGCTGCGGCTGCCCCAGCTGCCCACCTTCGGTGCGGTGTCGGTGCCCAGCTTTAAGGGCGGCGGCTACACCGGCAACGCCCCCCGCAGCGGCGGCCTTGACGGCCAGGGCGGCTTCATGGCGATGTTGCACCCAAGGGAAACCGTGATTGACCACGCCAAGACGAGCTCCGGCGGCGTGCCGAACATCACCATCCGCACCGGTGAGGTGCTGCAGATGCCCGACGGCAGCCAGTGGGTGTCCATGGCTGACCTGGAGCAAGCCATGCAGGCCACCGCGGCTGGTGTGCTCGGCCAACTGCGCACCCCGGCTGGCCGCGTCGCCCTGGGAGGTGCCTGATGGCGACCGGGCAGGCGGCCTTCGTTTCGCTGGGCGATGGGTTTGGCACGACGTTCGCGCGGTGGCAGTCGTACTGGATAGACGCGATCACCAGCTGGGATGGCCAGAACTGGACCTATCAGCAGCTCGACTGGGCAGGCGTCACCAGCGGCCAGGCCACGGGCGAGCAGGCCACCCTCACCCTCCCGGCGGTGCCATCGGTGCTGGCCATGACGGAGACGGCCCTGGCAGGCCCGTGGGTGATCACGCTGCGGGTGATCCAGTTCGATGAAGAAGCGGCCAGCTCCACCGCACCGCCAGCCACCTACACCCTGGCAGCCAGCTGCGTGGGCGAGGTGATCGGGGCCAGCGCAGGCCTCACCACCATGACCTGGCGGCTCGGCTCTGCGCTGTCGCCGGTGGGGGCGCAGTTCCCGCCGCGCACGGCGATCACACCACTGATCGGGGTGCCCTGCCGGTTATGAAATATCCCGACGCCAGCGTGATGCGCTACCCCGACGCATCCAAGCCGTGGGATCCCAGGGCCAAGCAGGCCGGGCCCGCACTGACCCGCAGGGTTCCCCAGATCACTGGCGCCGCAGCCGCCAGCAGCGGCAAGCTGCCCCCGCCAGCCAATGCCGCCGCCGCCGCCGGCAACTCGCCGCTGAATGTGCCCCAGGCCGCGATGGTGGTGGGTGAACCAATCCCGGTGATCTGGGGCCGCAGGCGCGGCACGGTTGGCGGGGTGCTGATCTTCCCTAATGCCACCGAAGCGCGCTTCGAGAACAGTTCCACCACGGTCACCAGCCGCTATCACATGGTGCTGGCCGATGGCCGGTTGCCAGATATTCAACGGCGCGATGTGCGGCTGGGCGAATGCCGGATCGGCGATTTCTCCCAGAACTACAACCAACGCGCCGGATCCTGGACCCCTGGCAACTTCGCCACCGCCCAGACCGGCTACACCGTGCCGACCTTTGCGAACTACACCGGCGGCGGCGGCAACTATCAAGGCCTCTCCACCTTCGAAGCTGGCGCCACCTTCGCCGGCGGATCGGACGACTGGCGCACCGGCTGGAACATCTTCCTGCGCGGCGGCACGATCGTGGAGCGCGGCCGGCTGCTTGATTCCACCGTGGACAGCAGCGACAACATCGCCGACCTGGTGCTCTGGGCGCTGCAGCGCTCGGGCCGGGTGCCCGATGGAATGATCGACCTAACCAGCCTGACTGTTTCCGCACGATTCACCGAAGCCGTGGGGTTGTGGTGCAATGGCGAGTTCGGGGCCTCGGCAAACCTGGGCGACTGGCTGATCAGGATCTTGCCGGATTTCTTGCTGCGCGAAACGAAGGTGGGCGGCAAGTTC